TTAGTCATGTCTGGATATTCATTCATGAACACAACAACGTGAGCAGGCGGGACTAGCTTCATTCTTGATTCGTACTTGCTTGAGAAGACGAGTCCGTTCTTGAGCTGTTCGAGGATTGAGTATTGGAGAAACTCAGATGTAGATCGGGGTAAGTCAAATAGGAAAACTCGCTTACGCTCGTCGATCGCGAAGGCGAGGTCATCTCGGCGTCCAGCGGATAGAATCTGAACATCATCGGGTCTGGAGAGGAAATATCGGTGAGCAAACCAGGATTTCCCGCTGTTTCCGTGGGGGTCGACAACAAAATAGATCTTACGAGAGTCTGGTCCTCCATTAAGGATGTCGGCGAGGACAGATTGGTAGGGACGATAGTCGGTGTTCTCCGGAGCGGGGGTGGGATAGATGGCGTCGATGAAAGCCTGGACTCTTCCGGAGTTGAGAAAGATTGACGGGAAATGTAGCGCAACTGACGCGGCGTTGGGCTTGGAGGGTTGGGCGAGGACCCAGTCTCGAAACTCATCATAGCGATTGGTTCGACCTGCGGGTCCGGGTATCTGTCCGATGACAACAACGTTGGTGCCATCCTTCGTTGCATAGTCGGAGGCCTGTTGATTCGTGCCACGGGCGATCTCGAAGTGTCCTCTTGGATAGAGTCTTCGGACAGCAGTGAGCCCCTTGTTGGACTTGAAAACAACGAAGCCCTGGATGTGGGGCGTGCCATTGTCTCCGACCTCATCGGCGAATACCAGGTAGGTGACGAGATCGACGGAGCCATTGAGTTTGGCGTAGTCATCGGGAGTGGGATTGTTTATGGTGAAGCACCAGCGTTTAGATTGGAGACGAGGCATTTTTATGGGATGGGATGAGGATCCCTGGGTAATACTGAACCAGGGATCCCAAAGGTCGGGTCGTGCTTCCGCGCGTTTTGTATTTTCACTGTTCGCATAATTTGAATCTGCCTAAGTATTTTAATCGTGCCCGTTTGAATTTGATCGTGCCTGATTTGAATTTGATCGTGGAGAACATGCCTATTCGTGGTCGTTATAACTTCCGTCCATATACATTGGCGCGGCGCGCAGGTGGAGCACGATCAAGAACATTTAGAGCATTAGGAACCTTAAGTAGAAGGGCTGGGGTACAATATGCCGGCAGGATGGCGACTTATAGAGCTCGTGCGTCACTTGCAGGAGCAGCTGCTCTTGGTGCGTATGGTATATATAAGGGTGTGAAGCGTGTCAGAAGGGCACGTGCCCGAGTTAAGGCACGGCGCCAAGCAGGATTGACCAAGATTGGTCGTCCTTCAAAGAGATTTAACATCATCGATCAAGCGAATTCAACAATTAACGATCTGACGTGGTCAGCAACGGATCTATGTACTCTGCCAATCACGAGTGACCCGCAAGTAATTAACGCACGTTCTAGCAGATGGGCAACAATTACAGGGTGGCGTCACAAGTGCGTATGGGAGAACCTTTCGGATGAACACGTGGCTGTTTATCAAGTTTGGTTCGTGCCTAAGCAATATGAACAAGCTATGTCCGATGCGAAATTGCAACGAGAGTTCTTTAACAAAGATGGCTTAAGTCCTACTGATGAAGACGACAATTGGGCTTCGACGTTATCATATATGTTTATGGATCGTCAGATTAATAGCCAAAAGTTCAGTGTCGTCATGAAGAAGAAGACAATCCTCGGACCTAGACGCGACGACGCTGTCTCTAAAGCTGCGTCTAATTATCCGGCATTGAAGATTGAACAAATGTGGATTCCTTGTAAGCGCAAGTTTACTTATGAGGCTGTTGCTGAAGATGGTGTGGGTACTGATCGTAGTGAACAACCTACTATCTTCTATGTTAACTGGGTTGTTCGAGTTGGTCAGAACACTGGTGGTACTCCTCAGGCTACTGTGAAGCGTAACCTTCAGGTCATTACGTTTTTCCGTGATGGCGGGTCGTAGTGTGCCCCGCCCGGATCGGGGGTGGGTGTGGCGACCCTTGTGCGGCCAGTTTTAGCACGATTTGGGCCGCAAAGAGACGCGACCCAAATCGTGCTAAAATGGAGCACGGGGCGGGTCGCGTTTGGAATAAGAAAACTCCTGTCTATATGCTTGACGGGTCGTTAAATTAAAGTTAGGTTAGTTAAGGATTATGATACCACACAATTACCTCGTAACGGTCGGCGGACAGTTTAGTCATGTCTGGATATTCATTCATGAACACAACAACGTGAGCAGGCGGGACTAGCTTCATTCTTGATTCGTACTTGCTTGAGAAGACGAGTCCGTTCTTGAGCTGTTCGAGGATTGAGT